ATTGCCTTAACTGACAACGTATCTTATCCTTGGTTCGCAGTTGCGGGTTATTCAAGAGGTTTGGTAAATGCAATCAAAGCACAAAAGAAATTAACTTTAGACGAAAGAGATAATTTATATAAAAATAGAATCAACCCAATTGCTACTTTCTCTGATACAGGAACAATCATTTGGGGTAACAAAACTTTACAAGTTAGAGAGTCTGCATTAGACAGAATTAACGTAAGAAGATTGTTATTAAGAGCAAGGAAATTAATTTCCGCAGTTGCAGTACGTTTGTTATTTGAACAAAATGATGACCAAGTAAGACAAGAATTCTTAAGATTGGTAAATCCTATCTTAGAAGCAATCAAGAAAGAAAGAGGTTTATATGACTTCCGTGTAACTGTATCAAGTGCACCTGAAGATATAGACGCAAACACACTTAGAGGTAAAATCTATGTGAAACCAACTCGTTCTTTAGAATTCATTGATTTAGAGTTTGTTATCACTCCAACAGGAGCTTCATTTGAAAATATCTAATCTAAAAGGAGATATAAAAAAGAGAAAGGAGGGTAGAAATACCTTCCTTTTTTTATTAAATGTTCCACGTGGAACATATTTTCCCAGTATACTGGTATATTCTGGAACCGGTTATTAAAGTATTTATATTATATATTATATTAAAGTAGTAAACTGGAACTGGTTATACTGGGTGACTGTAAAAAACTACGGAAAATTTTTGACAAAATCAAGTATTTCGTATAATATCTTAAAAAAAAATTATTTTCTAATATTGTTATATTTATAAGAAAGTAAATAATACAAAAAAAACTTAACTAATACAACATGGCAGATTTACTAATGAAAATGCCGGTTCCTTACGAACCGAAAAGAGTCAACCGATTTATACTAAGATTCCCATCATCTTTGGGTATCAACGAATGGTATGTACAATCGGCTGCAAGACCTAAAGCTAAAATTAACGTTACTCCAATTCCGTTTTTAAATACATCAACTTATGTTGCAGGTAGATTTGAGTGGGAAACTATGAACGTAGTATTCAGAGATCCAATTGGACCATCTGCAGCTCAAGCACTTATGGAATGGTTCCGTTTACATGCAGAATCTGTTACAGGTCGTATGGGTTATGCTGCTGGTTATAAGAAGGATGTAGAATTAGAATTATTAGACCCAACAGGTGTAGTAGTTGAAAAATGGATTTTACAAGGTACTTTCTTATCTGATTTGGATTTCCAAAACTTAGATTACTCAGACGATAAATTGGCTACTATCCAAGCTACTTTAAGAATGGATAGATGTATCTTAGTATACTAATATTATAATTTTAATTTATATGAACCGACATACCAGAAATGGGTGTCGGTTTTTTTATTGAAAAACTTTACTTTATCATAGTTATAGTATAAACTTATATTATGGAAGATTATAGAATAGACCCAACAATTGCATACGATGTAGTAGAATTACCAACTAAAGGAATTTACTATAAAAATAAAAAGAAATCAGTAAGAGTAGCTTATTTAACTGCAGCAGATGAAAATATTTTATCATCACAAAATTTAATTGCTTCAGGTAAAGTGGTTGATGAATTATTAAAAAGAAAAATTATTGATAAAGATTTATCCGTTGATGAAATTGTAGAAGAAGATAGACAAGCTGTTTTAATATTTTTAAGAAATACCGCTTTTGGATCAGAATACACATTAACTGCAAATGACCCAAAAACAAATGAACAATTTAGTGTAGACGTTGATTTAAGTCAACTTAAGGTTAAAGATTTTACATTAGAAGAAGATGTAAATGGTGAATATCCATTCTATATGGAAAAAAGTAAGGCTAACATTACTTTTCAGTTTTTAACAATGAAACAAGAAAAAGAAATTGATGAAATTAGAAAAAGTTGGAATGGTAATGGAGTTGCACCTGTTATTACAAAACAACTTGAATTTATGATTAAATCAGTTGGGGGTAATAAAGAACAAATGTCTATACGTCAATTCATTGAAAGTTTACCAATTAAAGACTCTCAAGATTTTAGAAAATACGTTGCAGAAAATAAACCAGGGTTAGATTTAACCCAAACAGTAACCACCCCATCAGGAGATAGTGTCCAAATTGAAATTGGATTTGGGGTTGAATTTTTTCGCCCTTTCTACGGATTATAAGAAAATTCAATTAGATGAGATTTTATTTTTAATTACCAGAGGTTTTACTTATGGTGATGTTTTAAGTATGCCGATATTTGTAAGGAGATATTATATCAACTTTCTAATTGAAAAACAATCAGAAAATAGTTAATTAATCTATTTATAGTTATGAATGAAGAATTAAGCAAACACGCTAAAAATAACGATTTCAATAGTTTTAAATTAGCTTACGAACCACTTTATCCAAATGGAAATGCTCAAACGGCATTTAATGCAATGAAAGCTGAATTGAGTAAATCAGGTTCTTCGAGATACGGTTCTACAGGTGATGCTATACAAAATGTAACAAGTGGTGATTATTTTACTAAGGCTGCTAATAGTACATTTGTAGGTAGATTAGGTGGAATGTTAAGTGATTTTACAAGAGGTTTAGCGAATGGTATAAATGGTATTATATCAACACAATTCGGAGCAAAAGAAGAACAAAATGCTGCAGGTTCAATTCTTAATGTTCTTGGTGAAGGAGGATTAAATCCTGCTAAATTAATTCAAAAAGGAGGTGCTGAGGTTATTCAAGCATTAAACACTGAATTAACAAATGAATCTAAATTATTAACTGAAATTAATTCTAAGACAGGTATTAGTGGTGAATTATCAAAAGGTTTACAGGACGATATGAAACAAGCTTCAATTGAGGCAAGTAAATATGGTATTACTATAAATGAACTTGGAGATTTTTATACTAGATTATCCGATAATTCAGGAAAATTTGCTTTAGTTAATAGGGGTATATTAGATTCTGCAGCACCTGTTGCAACTGTTTTAGGTAAGACTATGAGTGAAATGGCCGATATCATGTCACAATATGAAACAGTTGGTTTAGGTGTTGATAAAACAATTAAAGAATTAGATAATGCGGCAACAAGAACTATTGGTTTAGGTTTAAATGCGAGAACGGTTAGTAAAACTATGACAGAACAAATCGGTAGATTAAATGAATATGGTTTTCAAAATGGAATACAAGGTTTAGAAAGAATGTCCCAAAAGGCTGTTGAATTTAGAATGAGTATGGATCAAGTATTCAAATTAGCTGATAATGTTTTTACCCCTGAAAAGGCTATTGAATTATCTGCAAGTTTACAGGTATTAGGTGGTGCTATGGGTGATTTTAATGACCCAATCAAATTGATGTATATGGCAACAAATAATGTGGAAGGATTACAAGACGCATTAATTGGTGCCACACAAGGGTTAGCAACATATAATCAAGAACAAGGTAAATTTGAAATTACAGGTATCAATATAAGAAAGGCACATGAAATGGCTAATGCTTTAGGAGTTGATTATAAAGAACTTACAAAATCGGCAATAGCAGGTGCGGAAAGAATGTCTGCAACAAATGCTTTAATGGCTAACAGTATTACAAGTAATATGAATGACAAGGATAAGGAATTTCTTATCAATATGTCACGTATGGAAGGTGGTGAGATGAAAATAGTCGTTCCCGAATCTCTACAAAAAAGTTTTAATAATGTTACAGAAATTGCAATGGATAAACTTACAAGTTCACAAGTAACGCAATTGACAGAATATCAAAAACAATTTGAAAAAATGGATTCTAAAGCAATTGCTATGAGTCAATTAACTGAAACTCAAAAAATGGTAAGAGATTTGGATGTTGTGGCATCATATTATAGAGTTCAAACAGCACAATATCTTAGAGGTGCAGGTACTGCTTTCTTAAAGAGCGAACTTGGAAAAAGTATGCAAAGTGCTTTGAATAATATGAGTGAAGAAGATAAGAAAAAAAATATATATGGTTCATCAAAAGAGGCAGAAGATAAAATAGTTGGTATGACAAATGCAATAGGTAATGCCGCAAATAAAGCATTGGACATTGCTAAAGAAGGATGGGATAAAGTAACTGGTAAAAATAGTCCAACAACACAACCTACTACACAAAATGTTAATGTAACATTTTACCATAAATCTGAAGGTACTATTACCGATTCTGTATTTGATGGGGTTCGTAAAAATCCAACATCCATGTCTAATTTTGTTTCAATGTCCCCCAAAGATTTTACAACACCAAATCCAGCACATAAAAAATAGAATTAATCTATTTATATTAAAATACAATAATGCCAAGTTTTTTAGATTTTAATTCCACAAAAAGTTTTAGAGATAAGATATTAGGAAGAACTTTACAACAACCTAATGGA